CTACACGCTTTTGAATCATTAAGTATTCAGCTACAAGCTTAGCTTCAGGCAAGTCAATCTTCTCAAGCACAGCTTCATCCACAATGACATTGCCTTTGTCTGTGTGTTTAGTAAACTTAACACCAAGCCCTGCCAATCGCTCAGCAATTTGCTGTCTACTTCCGGGATTAAAGACGGTGACTTTATCCTTCAGTTGCTTGCCTGTCTTCTCAGAGATACGCTGCTCAACAATAGGAGGGAACACCTTCTGCATGCTCTCTTCAATATCAGACATGCGTCCACTCAGTGTGGCGTTCAACACCATAGCTTTCTCCATGTCTAACATGAAGCCATTGTTTTCCATGCCACGGCAGATGATGGCAACCTCATGCTCAAGCTGAATGCTTTGTAGGGAAAACCCTTCCTTCACCATCACTGTTGTCAGGTGGTTATACAGTTTCTCAAGCAGCAATACATCCTGCTCACAATAGATAGCCATGCTCTCAGTGTAACCACCATCGAAGGCAGTGAAGCCAATCTTGTGATTGCCTAAGCGATAGCCCCATGCCTCTAGGCTATGTGGACTAGGGGCTTTGCCTTGCTCAGGAATAACAATGTCAATGTCAGGTTTGTACAGCCGTGACATCACCAGTGTATCCACTAACTTGTTGTCAGGAATGCCAACACCCCATACCTTCTTCAGAACAGGGGCATCAAAGCCGATGATGTTGTGGCCTACCACTTGCTCACCATCTAGATATTGTTGAAGACTGTCGGCTTCCCGCCAGTGTCTCACCTCACCAGTTGTGTTGTGCTTAGTAACACACAACCAAATGGTGTCATGTTTCAGGTTTGTCTCTATGTCTAAGAAGATCATCGTCCTTGTCCTTATCATTTTGTCGGAGATTGTTAACATCTTCCGACTGTTTGTAATCTTCTACTGAGTCTTTACCAAAGATGGCATTCCATCTAGTAGCCCATTCATCATCAGCTATTGACTTGGAACGCTGAGTATTTCCCTTTCCTCCGTCACTCATCGCTTCCTCCATAAAACCTTAGGTGATCCATTAGAAGACTTAGCTGCTGAGTATCCTATGGATTTAATTACTTTGTTTCTATCGCATGACTTAGCAATGTGACCCCATGCCCTACCGTCTGGTGGTGCAGGTAGTCCTTGCTCTTCAGCATATGCTCGAACTTCCTCAGTTAAGAAAGGTCTGTCATTCTCATTAGAGAAAGTAACGAAGTAGTTGTATGCATCCACTGTCCAATCCTCATGCACTTTGTCAGCATGTTTGGCTGACAGCTCTGCTGCAAATAAACCTAGTTGTCTTGCTTCACTCATCGTTATAACTCCACACTATTACAGGTGTGTCCTTTCCTATGTATGCATTCTCAATATTAAAGTCGATGTATTCAAATGCCTCAACTTCAGTCATCCCATCTCTAACCATAAGCTGGTGAACCATAAGGTCATGTGAATATACAAGAACCTCAACACGCTCATTACCATTCCATACAGAGGCCGTACCTATGATGGCAACATTAAATCCTTCCCACTTCTTCATAGTTTCTCCTTATGAATACGCTGCCAGTTTTCAGCTAACAATAAAAATTCTTCTAAGGTTGAATTACTTTTCATGGTGTTAGCCTTGTAAGAAATTATCCAGACATTTCCTTTTACATACCCTTTAGTAGAATCTATTCTATCCATACTAGGTGAATTAGGTTTAACACTTTTCCTCCCTTCACCAATGAACAAAGGTATGTTTAACAAAGGACATACATCTACCATATCAAAATCATTTTCTGTTATGTCAAAATCAAGATCATATTTTTTTGCTCTAGATCTAGCCGCATTCAGCAAACGATTCTTATGTTTTCGTCTGTAGTATTCACGACCCTTTTCTCTAATGACTTCTCTATTCTCCTCACGGTACTTCTTAACATTTTCTAATGTCTTTTCTTTGTGATCGTGATAATAAAGAGAGGCTTCTTGTTTAAGTCTTTCTTTATTCTTTGCATAATATCTTTCGTTGTACTCTCGTGCTTGCTCTTTAGTTCGCATAGAACCTCCTATGACTAAAGTTGTAACACTAAAGAATAGAAAAGTCAAACTCTATTTTATAGTAATAGACCTTCTGTAGGATCGTCAATCTCAAACATCCTGCCTGTTTCTTTGTTGTATAGAAGAGAACAAGCGGGTCCAGTCGAACCTGCGAAACGATTTTTGAGGACCCTCACCTTGGTGGTATTACGCTCAACAGGATCATCAGCCTGACCATTCCTCTCTAGCGATATCACCATGTCACTAAGCTGTGCAATGGCAGCACTACCTCGAAGCTGAGCTAAGCTAGTGGTTGCACCTTCCTCATGTCCTTTGTCTGATGGACGCTTGAGGTGGCTAACAATGATGAGGGCAATGCTAGTTTCCTGCACAAGCATGCGAAGCTTGGTCATGATTTCATCAATGGCCTTACGCTCATCACCATTGTCCTGACTAGACACGATGATGGACAGGTGATCTAGGAATACATACTTACATCCCAATCCCTTAGCCATGTACTTGACTCGATTGACAATGTTCTCAATGGCTGTCGATCCAAAGTGATCAAAGAAGTAGAGGCGACCAGTGCCTAGTGTCTTATCAAATGCTTCCTTTCGTATGGTGTCTGACACCATAGTTGTAGGTAGGTGCATAGGTACATCAGCAGCAAGGCTCATCATTGACAGACTAGTCTTACGCACACTCTCTTCCAAGAACATCAAGCCAATGTTGTCGTTGCTATTCTGTAACAGATGCCACACAATTTCTCGTAGAGTCTGGCTCTTACCTAGTCCACTACCTGCTGTGAATGTAACCAGTTCACCTGCTCTGATGCCATAGGTGATGTCGTTGAGTCCCTTCCAAGGATAGAAACAATCTGCTGCTTCCATTGGTGTAGACACTAGCTCCCACAACCCAGTGCCACTGACAATACCATCAGGTACGAATGGCTCTGCTGCCCACCACCTAGCTACGAATGCAGCTTCCTTGTTATCTGACAGCCACTCGCATGCATCCTTGTATGCAGGGTCTGGTTTAAATATCTTGCACTTGCTGCCAAACAATTCAGCAACTTCCTTCGCTGCCTTCTGTCCTGCCTCATCACCATCAAAGCACAGCACAATGTTTTCAAAGCTGTTGATGTATTCGTAGTTTGCTTTAGCATCCTTCAATGCACTACCTGCACCTGTGCGAATAGATACCACAGGATACTTACTACCTGTCAATTGGTATGCAGCCAGTGCATCAAACTCACCTTCAGTGATGGTGAGATACTTGCCATTGGATGGGTATAGATTCTGTCCAAACAGAGTACCCTTACTCCACCCACCCACTGTCGTAAACTTCTTGTCCTTCACTTCCCTACGCTTAGCTGCCACCAGTTGGGAGTTGCTGTCGTAATAAGGAAAGAAGTAGTAGCCACCACTACGAACAACACCATAGCGTTCCATTGTGGTTTTGTTAATGCGTCTGTCAGCTACGCTAACACTGTAGCCTTCGTTGTATTCCTTCAGGAAAGAGGTTGTGTCTTTCGTCTCTAGATCTACATCAATCACTTCTAGTCTTTCGTTGTTGGTTGATGGGGTGTATGTATCACATACAAAACATTTGGTGGACATGTCTTCGTTCAGTGATAAGCCATCACTGCTTCCACATGTCTCACAAGGTAGGTGTGTCTTTAGGAATGCCATTGCTTTTATGAGTTACTTTGTTGGTCTTGAGTACAGTTTCGTACCCTCTAAACAGCTTAGCCATTCTAGCATCGTGCTGACTAGACAGACCAATCAATAGATTGGATAGTTCATCCTCTGTTGGTTTCTTCTCACGATCCAACAGCACCCACAGAATGGTGTCAATGTCCTCTCTAGTTATCCATGCTGCCATGATGAGGTCTTCTAGTTCATGCAGTTTCATTTTCTTTTTCTCCTAGTGTTATGAATGCTCCTATCCAAACCATTCCGAAGACAATACAGATAGGCCAATATACCCACGGGGGTAAGAACTCTATTGCAGCAGATATCACAAAAGGAACTGTGACTATCAACCAAGTTGCAGTTTTTTTTAATCTGCTCATTTTGCTGCCTCCATATACAAGCCCACATTACCTAGTGCATAACCAATGAAGGCTATACCCAACCCAGTATTACCCTTAAGCAGCAGATCCACAGCCACCACTGCATAGACAACACCAACAATTGCAATCAGCCAAGCACTCATTTGTAACCTACCTCACTCAATGGTCTAAACTCATCAAGCACTCTTAAAACAGAGTTAATAAGTTCCAAGTCTTGATGTTCTTCCTTTTGTTTACGCTCAAATTCTAGTATCCATTCCAGTTGTGCAATAACAATTGCCTCTTGTTCTGATTGATTTAATATCATATTAGTCCCATAGTCCTCTGTAGTATTTACCAAACAACCTGAAGCCGTTCTTCATTCGGTCTTCATGTACCTGTATACCTGCATAGTCAATCTTAATTTTATTAATCTGTTCTTCCAGACTATCCTTTTTATTCACCTCACTGTGGTCATAGAACTGCTCAGTAGATTCCTCATCCACCATTTGTTCAAATGCCCAGATCATTTCATCCATCACCCAGTCCCATCGCTTGAAGTGATTGTCATCAATGTCCCATGTGTTTTCTCTTGTTGGTGCTGATGTACTCTTCAGATGTTCAGGTACATCCTCATCATCCACACTAGGACTGCCATGCTTTGTTGCATGAAGCTGCTTGAGCATAGGCAAGATGAGTAATGACAGCGTATGATCCATTGACCAAGTGTCATACTTGTCAATCTTTATATACACCTTGCGCTTCTTCTTAGTGTGTAGCCATTGCAGCACATCACCAACCCATGTCTCACTCAGCCACTCACCCCACTTGTGTGCCTTCTCTTCACTAACCCCAAACTTTTTTGTTAGTTCAGCAAGCTGATATGGTCCAAGCCAATTAGGGTAACCACCTATGTAAACTTTCATACTAGTCCTCTCATTTCCTGTGTCACTGTTGCACTACGCAAAGTGTTCTTGATATATGGTGTTAGGCTCTGCGGTGTAGCATGACCTGACACTGACATGATGTTTGTAATTGGTACACCAACTTCAATCATCTCCGTAATGGCTGTCCTACGCAAGTCCTGTAACACCAAGTCATCAGGTATCCCTGCATCAGCCATGATTTGTTTAGCCACCCTAGACAGATTGAACAAGCTGTAAGGTAGCAAGCCACCCTTCCTGTCAGGTACAGTGGATGGTGCAATGTATTGCTGCCAACCAAACTCAGCATGCTGTTGTCTCAGCATTGTTAGTAAGCCTTGGCTTGTTGGGATAGTCACCCTAGACCTACGCTTGCTTTGTTCCAAGTGCAACACACCCTTCTCTAGATCTACCTGATCCCATCGTAGCTTACGCATGTCACCCATACGCTGTCCATATTCATAGCCCATCTGCACAATGAGTCCTACATTCCTCCACTTGAATGTGGAGTAGGCAGTGTTCATGAAGGCTCTAACATCTTCCCTAGTCCATACAGTTCTGCGAGGTTTGTCTGCCCTTCGTAGCACCTTGCTGAATGGATTGTGTGTGATGTAGCCATGACGAATAGCGAAATTAAAAAGCAGCCTATAGACAGCTAGGGTATGGTTAGCTAGGCTAACACTATGTTCAGCATGTGTTTCATAAATTTTCTGACAGTGTGGAGTGACTAAGCTACCAAGCTTGCATTGGTACAAAGGAATGCCATTAGCTTTGCTATCTTGCCATCCCTGTAGGTAGTAGATGTAGTCACGCTGTGCCTTAGCACTAAGCTTTGTATAAGTGATGTTGTTCTTATACGCCTTGACTAGGTCAACCACCTTCGTATCTTCTGAGATGTGCTTGAGGTAACGAAGTTCCTTACGCCAGTTGTCTAGCTTGGTATTCAGTTCATCAGCTAAGGCAAAGGCTTTGTCCTTGTCAGTGCCAAGCACTGTGCGTTGAACAACACCTGCATCCACTGCATCCTGAGGTGGGTTGTATCTCCACTTGGTTATGCCTTCGGCTGCCTTAGCCAGTGTTACATATCTAGGTAGAGTCATTTGTTTTCCAATTGTTTCTGTGGAAGCTTATCAATAAATGCCTGACCAAACTGCACACTAGCGCAGTCTTCAATCCAAACATCATCAAGGAAAGACTCCTCTGTATCTCCATGACAGTACACAATGAAACGCTTACCACCATAAGCTATGTCATACATAGACTCCACTCGTTCAACTGGCTTGTTACACACTGCACACATCGGCATATTGTGTAACACCAAATCGTATTTGCTAATAGGAGATATGCTCATGCTTGTCCCCTCGCCTTCATCATCTCTTCAGCAAACCAATAAGCTTTGCTTGCCACTTCAGCATGTGGAATGCTCCATGCACTGGTCATCAATATAGCCATAGCCTTAGCTGCGAAGTAATCACGCATGGTGAGGCCATGTTCGTTGTCTGCTAAGTCGAAGTGCATAGCAGGAAAAGCGGGTAAGTTATTCATGTTGTTTCCTTTTCTTAGGCAATGCTGCCCAGTGTGTCCAGAAGTTGTCTTCATTGTGACCGAAGTATTCACCATACACAGCCACCCCATACTTGCTTAGCAGTTGCACCTTCCTACTGCGAGGACATGTCTCTATGTCTTCCCAAAAGTACTCAGTGTCTACAGCTACAGTGCCATCCTTGTTACATTCAATTGCCATCCTCACCCCCCAGTGCATAGAGCTTTTCTGCCATGTCAATCAAGTCATCCTTCTTCACTAGCTTGTCAAGCCAACGAGTGGGAATACCCTTGAGTCCATACTTACGCCCTGCCAACATACCTGTCACTGCACCGACAGTGTCAGCGTCATAGCCTTTGTTCACTGCCATGACTAAAGCTTTCTCAAAGCTTGAGGTTTCTTCTACACATTCCCATGCTGTTACATAAGCATGCATGATAGTGCCACTGCTATTGGGATCACGATAGTAGCGGAGGTAGTTAAAGCTGTCCTCCTTCTTACCTGACATAAGCTCAGTGACAAAACCAGAGATGTAGTTGATGGTGTCAATGTTGCCGTGTGTCATGAGAGATACAGCAATGCTCTGTGCCACAGCATTAGACAAGTTGTTGTGATTGGCTAACACAATGGGAGCTACTCGCATGATAGACCCATTACCACTGGCATTGAAGCTGCAACTACCTGCATAGGGATGTGTTATTGCCATACGATCGATGGCTTCACTGCAAGTACGGCCTATGTCAAATACATAATCTCTCGTACCAAAGAAGCCTGTCTTCCTCCACATCTTGAAGTTTAATGCGATGGCTTCGGGGTCAAAGTATTTGCTGCTTATGTAGGCATCGGCAATGGCAACAGCCATAGCACCATCGTCTGTCCACTCGCCCTCAGCAGTGCTGTGCACACCACCACCCACCATGTCAGTGACTGGCTCATCAATCTCATGAGGTCTGAGGAATTCATTAGGAGCACCCAGTGCATCACCAATGAACAGACCCATGAACATACCAATTGCTTTATCTTGATGCATTAAATATCTTCCATAGTAATTGTGACTGTAAGAGCAAGAGCTTCGCCTAAGCTGTTAGCTTCCTTGCGTAAGATGTCACAGATGTTTAACACTGCTTCATTAGTGCAAAGCATTCCAATGTTGACAGTGACAACCTCGTGTCCACCTTCGAATGTGCCTACTATCTTTGTCGTATCTACTACCATACATGTTCCTTATAAAGGTGGGGTACTAACGGCTACGGCTGATCATCACGGAGAACCCCCCGAGTCCGACACCGCTTTCCCCCGATTCAATTAAGCGAAGGCAATGTCTTCGGCAATGTTCCACAGTTCGCTGTTGATGCGGATGTTTTCTTTCACGCTGTTAACAGGACGAGCCTTACGAGTCACACCATTGGGGTGCTTATCAGACAGGCTCTTAACGAATGTATTGCCACGGATAACACCTTCCTGAATACGATTGAACACAGTGAATGCATCCATGTAGTTGTCTTCGTAACGAGAGACACGCAACACATCAGCCACTGTCTGAGGGGTAGCATACACACCATTGGTCTGCTGTTCAAGCATGTCCCAACGAGTCTCAACACTACGCTTAGCCATCAGCACAGACTGATGTGGATCGAGTGTCACAGTACGCAACTTCTCAAGACGCTCCATCATGGTGGGCAATGTAGCCACAGTGTTGCGGAGCATTTCTTCAAAGCCATTCAGTGCCTTGCTGTGGTAGATGCGAGACTGGAATCCATCACCTGCAACGATGCCGTTAGAGCAGATGAAGCGAAAGCAACCTGCAAACAACTTCACTGAACCTGAACCATCGTGAGAGTTGTACAAAATAATTTCAGGACGAATGTCACCAGTGCCAAAGTCAATGTCCCATGTCTTGGCGAAGGCTAACATGTGGGCTGAGTGAGCAGGGTTGAGGCTACGGCTACGCTTCTGTGCCGCTTGCACTGGAGCATATCCATAGTCTTGTAGTACTGGAAGTACATCGCTTGTGTTCAGTGACACATAACGATCAGTGAGTTTGTCAGACTTGGTAGTGCTGAAAGCAGCAGGTGCAAGTTGTTGAATGCGTTCTGTTGTGAGAGCAGAGTTGTTTGCATTGCGAGAGAAGATGACATGTTTAGCCATGATGTTTCCTTTGGAAGAGTGAATGAGTGTCAGCAACTGACGAATAATTATAACCACAAAAGAAGGGGCAGTGTCAATATGTCTATCGACTTACCCCTACAGTTTACTCAGGCTTTTTAACCAGAGGTATCACATCTGTCCAAGCGGCTAGATGAATAGTATCTCCGAACATATCTAGGCAGTAGCTATACATGCCATCGAGATGATCGTAGTAGAAGACAACGCCAGTGTTAGGCATCTGTACATAGCTCTTAGGCTTCACTGAAAACAGCGGTGTCACTGGCTGTTTGTCGAAGTCCCTGATGTCCACTTCGCTTAACATAATTTTCCTCCTGTTGTAGGTGTAGTTGTTTCATCTCAGTGCCTTTATTGTAACCACGAAGGTAGTCAGCAGTCAACCAAGGGTAGCTGATGCCTAAGCCCCTAACCCCATGAACAAAGCCTAGCTGATAGGCAATGTCACTTGTCATACTTGGGTACTGGTGGGATGGATGAGGGCAGTGGCTGTGCAGGGAAGGGCCACACTGGTGATGGCGGTGGTGTTTCCTTAAGCATTGGCTGAGTCCTTTCGTTGTACAGGTTTAGCTAACAACCACTTGTCACCCAAGTGCCTAACACTACGCACCCACTGTCGTTGGTTGTGTCGGTTGATACGCTTGTCAACACCATCAGTGTTGAACAACTGTCGAACATGAGTTAATACATTTGTTTTCATCTTAGTCCTTTACAATACGGAAGTTACCAAACTCTACCATCTCTCGGTTGGCAAAGAACAACCCATCAAGGTATCGCTCCAGTGCCATTGATGCATCCTTCAATGTGTCATAGCGTCTAGGTTTGTACTCACCACGCTCTGTCACATCAAACTCTAGGCAGTGCCACTTGTCACGCAGTCGGGTTTGTATCTTGTACATATGCATACCTTTCATAAGATCTGATCTTGCTGTCACCATCAGTGTGCTTAGTCACCCACTTGATGGATACATTGTCGGAGTGTAGCCGTTGTAACAACAGCGACAAGTCACAGTCTTCCTCAAGGTACACATTGTCCTTGTACTGGTAGCTGTAGCTGCTTACATCAGGGGCAATGCCCAAGTTCTCTAACACCTTACGCTTCACCTTGCCCCATCCATGTCCTGCATCAGTGTATACAGTGATGGTGAATGTCTTTTGTTCTGTCATGTTGTGAGTTCCTCCAACGCTAGTTGTTTACATTTAATTGTGATGGCCTTCCTCGCTTCCTTACGAGTAGGGAATAGGTCAGTGAGGGTCAGTGCCACAACGCCATCAACCCTCTTGGTGATGATGCCGTAGCACTTCCCTGCCCTGCACTTGGTGTAGCTGTGCCACACTGTGTTAGCTTTAGCTATGTGCATGGTGTTACAGGTTGTTATCCAAGATGTACTTGGCATCGGCAATGTCTTTAGACAGTGCATCAATCCACTTGCCATCATCAATGTACTTGTCAGCCGACTCAGTCAGTCGCTTAAGCACACCTCGAATGTCAGCCTTAGCACCCTTGGAAATGACAGGGAATCTTTCATTCCTTTCCATGCCTCGGATGAATGCAAACCAAACCTTAGACTTCGGAGTGTAGAAGGTGGTTGCAATTTCCTTACGCTCCCAGTTTCTAGCATAGCTAGGGTGGACATAGGCATAGTGCATACCAAAGGTATGGGCTGTCTCTTCCTGCTTGCTTACATCCAAGGTGAAGAGAACATCTCTCGCCTCATTGAATGTGTCCCATGTGTTGTTACCCTGAGCATCACAGGCATAGTCGCCATTGGCTTTCTCTACCATGTAACCTTCGGTTGTTTTAATAACATTATTCATAATCGTCACATGCTCCTTCCATAACATCATGAAGTGCCACACCATACACTAAGTCATTGGCACTGTCCTCGAAAGAGGAACGAGTGTTCTCAATGATTTCAATGATGTCATCATTGGGATAGTTCTCAATCATCTCCCACAGGATGATGCCGTTATCCCCTGAGCAAAACAAATCAAGCCCTATCACCTGAAGAACAGATGCATAGGACATGGTGTCAGGGTAATCGGACAGCCACTGTTCCAGTGCAAACCTCTCACTCACCTTCATCTTCACAGGGAAGTCAAGGTCAGCACTCACCATGTAGAAGCATCGTCCATCCCGAAGCTTCACATAACAGAACGGATGATCGTCAGCATCAGCAGGGTCATTGCCCTGCACTGCATCAACCAAGTCATCAGCCGATAGGTAGATAACATCTACCAAAGTGTCATAGCTTTCGAAGCTCTTACCTGCAGGGACTGACATGCCTTCCTCTGCCAAGTCACTACGCATTCTGATCTTGCTCATTGTGTGTTTCCTTTCAGGAGTGGTTGTCGTTTAATGAGGGGAAGGTAAAACTTAGTGCCAAAGAATTGATGCTCGAACAATTGATCATCAATCAGCTTGTCTGAGTGTGCCTTTGCTGCCTTCATTGTCTTGAAGGTAGCAACAGGGGTGATGCTATTGGGGAAGTTGACAACATAGTTGTATCGCATATCACCACCAACTATCGTAGAACACTGCCTTGCCTTCGGCAATAGACTGCCTCGCCACCTTGACGAAGTCAGCCACACTCTCTAGGTCTTCGGGATATATGGTGGATGTGTCACCAAAGAAGAACCCATTGCGAGGCACTAGCTTGTTAGCACCAACATCCATCTCCAGTCGGTCTAGATCTTTCAGATCAAGACGAACAGTGGTGCAATTGAAACTGTCCTTAGCACCACCCTTTTGGCGATACAAATCCTCCATCCAACCATGCAGTGCATTGAACTTTCGCCAATAGCTAATCTGCATAGCGTCATCATCAAGCACAGCATCAACAACACGATCACCAAAGCTTTCAGCTTTGACAGTGAATGCATACATATCTAAACCCATGATAATTCCTTTCAGGAAAAGTTAACAAACAAACGATCTTCATCAACAGTGAGCCAAGCCTTACGAGTCACACTGTCATACACAATAATGTCACCGACATTAATGATTGCCTCTGTCTTGCAACAGATGCCTTTAAACTTTGCAGTCATTGTTTTCAACATACCAATCCTTTTTATAAATAACACCACGCTTAATGCCTTCAGCATTAGGCACAGCTTTCATTGCCACAACCTGAGCTAAACCTACAGGTTTCTCAGAAGCTTTGAGAACAAAGCTTGCATACTTGTAAGGGTTGTAAGTGACAGCATCCCAGAACATAGACATTTGCTCGAAGTCTTTATCCTCATGTCCGTTCTCAATCCAAGTGCCACTAACACCAGCATGTACATTCTTACGCTTCTCTCGAAGTACTCGCTGTCTACCTGCCTCAGAGACAAGTAGCTTACAGCTAGTGAGTATGACGGTGTCACGATGGGCAATCACCTTACCTTTCATTGCACCCTCTAATGCTTTAATGCTGAAGCATTTCTTGTGTAAATTAAAGTATACAAAGCATCTCATTTCATTTTCCTCAAATATTTAATAGCTGATTTCAATCTATTGATGTCATCATTCATGTGGCCTATAGCTACATTACAACTGTGACACAAAATAGCTCTAACGATTCCTGTTTCATGGCAGTGATCTACCACTGCTTGATTCGCTGGCCTCTTTGAGCTTCGTTTAACAGGTTCTGTATGTAAAATCACACTGCAGATAGGGCACAAACCTTTTTGGTTTGTTATCAAACAGTGCCAATTTTCTTTTGTTAATCCGTACCTATGCTTGAGCTGTTTCCATCTCTGTGCCTCAGGATTTAATCGTTGCCTTTCCACGGTTTCGGAAGTAAGACAGGATCTACAGACTAAGCGGTGTCCCGAAGGTGTTGAATAAAATTCAGTGGTAGATTTTTCAACAGCACATCTTTTACAAGTAATCATAACTATTCTCCTTTAGGAATAGTTATAATACACTGTGAAAGTAAATGCAAGAAAAACCTACACAATTAATGTTTCCTTTCAGGAATTTGCTGCCTCAGCCATTGCAATTTCACTGTCAATAGTGACAGCATCAAACACCTGTTGCTTAGTGCCTTTGTAACCCATACCCTTAAGAATTGCATAGCAAGTCTTACCCTTGGAAGTCAGACGCATTCCTTTCATCTCCAGTTTAAGACCTTGTCTTAATGAACGGAGACGGAAAGCTTCGATTTGGAGGGGTGTAGTTAATACCATTTTGTTTCCTTTAGGAAAAGAGAAGCGACCTTGCTTCTGTTAAAGCTAAGCTTTAGCCCTAACAGAAACCCACTGTCTAGCACCGACCCCAGTGCCACAATGGAATTGTCTCTCACATACATTATCAGCATGATGTATCAGCATGCCCTGCACATTCACCTTGTACAGGCTAGGCTAGTCCATAGCAGTGGTGCTTACCTTGCTAATAGCAAGCACCCTCACCGACACTAGTATCAATTGTTAAAGATCAGAACGACTGAAGCTTTGCTTCACAGCAGGGCTTCACCCTATATAGAACGCTAGATAACATTCTCCAAAGCCCTAAGGCTTTAGGCAAGGCTATCGTAAGCTTTGCTTACACAACGAAACCAGTGGTATCAAGCTTCGCTTTACCTTTAGCATACAGTCCGACAATGACTTTGTCATCAAGGTGTCGAACATCTGAGTTGTCTCCAGAGACAACAGGAATTCCCATGAATGTCATCGGGATATCTTTTTCCTTACGGAAAACCACCGC